GAGGCAATTAAACTCACCATGAAAGCAAAAGTCCTGGTTGAGAATAAAGAGCGCGAACTGCGTATGATTAAAGAATCCAATGAGCGTGAAAGCACAATGGATGAATTGCTACGTCCCTTAAACAAGGAAAAGCAAGAAGTCATGCGTAATTTGCTTGAAAGCGTTCAAACTACCCGTTTGAAAAATGCTTTTGAAAAGTATCTACCAGCAGTGTTGGAAGACCGATCAGGTAAAGCCCGCAAGGTGATCTCTGAACAAGTATCCGCAGTTACCGGTGATAAGACAGTTCCACAAAAGTCAGAATCTGATGATAATCGCAGCAATGTGATTGACCTCAAGAGACTGGCTGGACTGTGATAATAAAAATTTAGGAGACTTAAATGTCACAAGAACTTTTAGAAAGTCGCTGGGGCGAGACCAAAGAAGCTCTGCTTGAAGGTCTGAACGGCACCAAGCGCAACTCGATGAGTGTTATCCTTGAGAACACCCGTCGCTACTTGAAAGAAAATGCAAGTGCTGGTTCAACCGCTTCTGGCAACATTGCTACACTTAACCGTGTTATTCTTCCAGTGATTCGACGTGTGATGCCAACCGTTATTGCTAACGAGTTGGTTGGCGTTCAGCCAATGACCGGCCCTGTTGGTCAAATCCACACTCTGCGTGTGCGTTATGCACAGAGCTTGACTGACTCTTCAGCTGCTGCTACTTCTGTAACAGCCGGCCAAGAAGCATTGAGCCCATTCACAATTGCTACAGCTTACTCTACTGTTCCCCAAGGAACAAGTACAGCTACATCCTACACTGGTGGTAACACAGCAGTGATGGAAGGTACTGGCGGTAAGCAAATCAGCGTTCAAATCTTGAAACAAGCTGTTGAAGCCAAGACCCGCAAGCTGCAAGCTCGTTGGACTTTTGAATCTGCACAAGACGCACAAGCCATGCATGGTATTGACGTTGAAGCAGAAATCATGGCTGCTCTGGCACAAGAGATTACCGCTGAAATTGACCAAGAGATTCTTTTGAGCTTGCGCTCATTGGCTTCTACTGAGTTCACATACAACCAAGCTACCGTTTCAGGTACAGCTACATTCGTTGGTGACGAACACGCCGCATTGGCAGTGTTGATCAACCGTGTTGCTAACTTGATCGCCCAACGTACACGTCGTGGCGCTGGTAACTACGCTGTTGTAAGTTCAGCTTCGTTGACAGTGTTGCAATCTGCAACAACTTCAGCTTTTGCTCGCACCACAGAAGGCACCTTCGAAGCACCTACAAACACCAAGTTTGTTGGTACATTGAACGGTTCCATGAGAGTGTTCGTTGACAGTTATGCCAGCGATACAACTCCAGTTCTGGTTGGCTACAAAGGCTCTTCAGAAGCTGACGCTCCTGCATTCTACTGCCCATACATTCCGTTGATGAGCAGTGGTGTTGTGTTGGATCCATCAACCTTTGAACCAGTGGTGTCATTCATGACACGTTATGGTTACATTGAGTTGACCAACACTGCATCGTCATTCGGTAACGCCGGTGACTATGTGGGTGAGATCGCAGTATCTAACTTGTCATTCTCCTAATCAGAGAACCAACCCAGGGATGGGAAGGACAAAAAAAGCACCTTCGGGTGCTTTTTTGTTGACTACACTTTCATCCAACTTAGATATTGAGTGATTTTCTTTCGAACGCTGGCCCAGTCGCCCATTGAGGGTTGACGGAACAGTCGTGCAGTTGAGTACCAAGGTGAGTCATCACGATTAAGCAACCAACGCCAGTCTGTACCAAACCAGTTTAGCATGATCCAGGTGGGGCGACCCAGTGATCCACTCAAGTGTGACACCGCAGTATCCACACCAATCACAACGTCCATGGCCATGATCAAGGCCGCAGTGTCTACAAAACTTGTGATGCTGCCTGGATATGCTTGGACGCCCGCTGCAACTAATGCTGCCTCTTCTTCAGGCGTGGCATCAATTTGCAAATTAATCCACTCGTATTGAGAATTTGTTCGAATAAGCTCTAGCATGTCTTCAAACGGCATGCCTTTGTGCCGATTCAGCCAGGCATCTCTGCGACCGCTCCAACAGAACCCCACTCTCATGCGAGTCTTGGGACCTAGTATTTGCAACCACTCTTGCTGTTTGTTCATATCTACATTGAGATAATTCACAGGCTTTGGCAAGTTTTCTAATGTGATTCCTAGTATACCAGGAATGCTCATGATAGGAGTCCAGTAATCAAACTCGCCAACATCATCTAGGTACCCAGCAACTCGTTCAATAATAGGACTATTGCCCAGCAGTGGAATCAAACCGTCTGTTACTTTGAGTTTGATCTTTGCACCTGCCACATGCAAGTTCCACAAAAATCTCACAAACTGAATGTTGTCACCATGTCCCTGTTCACCTTCCACAAGGATGGTTTTGTCTTTTAGATCTTGACCAGTCCACCGAGGTTGTGTGTGCTTGGGCAGTTGGCCAGCAAGATGTTCGTAGTTCCATCGCACTTCGTACAGTGGCCATCCTTGTGCATAGTTGCCCTGAATCAAATAGCTTACTGCTAGATTGAAATGAGCTGTGACGTTTTGTGGTTCCAATGCAATGGCATGCTGTAAGAACGGCACAGCCCTTGCAGGTTGTCCACATTCTCTCATGACATTGCCGTAATTGTTCCAGGCAGCTGCCAGGTCCATGTCTTCCACAAATGCCTGTGCATAGCATTTGAGAGCTTCAGTTGGTTGATTCTGTGCTCGGTATTCGTTGCCTTGAGCAATTAAAAGTTGTGTGTCCATGGCTATATTTAAGGTGCAACTTGGTCCATTTTACATTTTCGCTAAATACTTGTCAACGCAATTTGGCGTTTTATGCGGTATTAATCCCACCGCGTAGCGGCTAGAACCCGCATCGGGCTTCTATAAGGAGAAATCAAATGGGTCGTCCTCTAAAAATTCAAAAACGTTCTACTGGTTCAGGCAATGGCGGCGCAGCCGTTAACGTCGACATCGGTTATCCAAACTTCGGATCATTAACTGATCCAGTGTTTAACTCACCTGTTCAAACTTTGAACAACGAACAATATGTGGGTGTGGTTGGTGGTGCAAGTTCTGCTGCCACTTCAGCCACTAATCCTCGCACACTGGTGGAAGTAAACATCACATTGGCTTCTGGATCAGGCGCTGGTTCAGCAGCTGGTTACATTATCCGCCAAAAAGGCAGTCACAAATATCTGGTTGGTGATGCTACCAGCCGTACTGCTCTTGTTGTGGGAAATGCATATCGCATTATCACAGTGGGTAACACAGCTTGGACATCATACGGTGCTCCTGCCAACTATGCTGTGGGCACAATCTTCACTTGTACTGTTGCGTTAGGCGACACAGGTACTGGTGCAGTAAACTTGGTTGGTGTTTGTGTTCTTAGCGATGCTGCATCACCCACAAGTGGTAACATGAGTATTGCTTATATCAATGACGCTAGTTCTGAAGTGTATGTTTCTAAACTGACCAATCGTTTCATGCTAGGTTGGGAAGGTGGATCAAACTATGCCGCTACTTCTGTTGTTGCAGACGTTCGTGGCCTGGCCAACTTCTTCACAGACGAAGGCACAATGATAAAGTCAGGTACCACTGGCGCAGCAAACACTGGTTCTGCACAAAGCGGACAACAGAATTTGTTGAACCTTACCCTGATACAAAACGCTACAAGCTAATTTGTAGTAACTCACAATCCTCTCAGATATATACTGGGAGGATTTTTTATGGCCGTAGCATTTGTATTGGGTAATGGCATCAGTCGCAAAGGTGTTAATTTGGAACACTTGCGCACCCACGGCACAATCTATGGCTGCAATGCCTTGTACAGAGATTTTGTTCCAGATGTACTAATTGCTACCGATCGTCCAATTAGCGAACAAATACAGCACTCAGGCTATCCATTAAAAAACAAATTCTACACTAGAAAACCATTGGATGGACTGGGCGCACATCGTGTACCTGACCAATATTGGGGCTACAGTTCTGGACCCCTGGCAGCGGCAATTGCAGCGGCAGATCAACACTTGAATATCTATCTGTTGGGATTTGATATGGCTGGCATAAATGATCGATTCAACAATGTATATGCAGACTCTGAATTCTACAAACGCAGTGGAGCAAACCCAACTTACACTGGCAATTGGGAACGGCAATTGCTCAAAGTCATGCACGATTATCCACACACAAACTTCATTCGAGTGCATGGAGCAGTCACAGCAGACATACCAGAATTCAACAAACACCCACGATACTCACGCCTAAACATTGGAGATTTCCAAAGTCAATTTGGCGTTTGACCCAAATTCAGCATAGTACAAGCTCTGGTAAATATACAATAGGGCCAGATTCAGCATGACACAACAAGTAATCAACACCGGCGCGGTGGCAAACGATGGCACGGGCGAAAGCCTGCGCAATGCGTTTGATGCAGTTAACAATAACTTTGCCAACATCTGGACGGCCGGACCTGTAGATTCACAGGTTGTAATCAGCAACAATCGCATATCTACTACAGTACAAAATCTAGCATTGGTACTGGCTGGTAACGGCGTCGGTACTATCACAGTTGGCAGTTCTGTTGTTCCCAGCATTGATTCTGTATACAGCCTAGGAACTGCAAATGCAAGATTTGACAGTGTTTACGGTAGATACCTTTACGGTAACGGTGCATTCTTAACTGGCATCAGCAATGGCAGCGGCAGTGCAACGTCTGTGACATTTGCAGCCACACCACCACTAACAGCCAACATTGGTGATATTTGGATTCAAAGTGATACTGGCATACAGTATCTTTACTTTAACGACAACACCAGCAACCAATGGGCCGAACTAGAAGCCTATCAAAGTTTCAGTTCTGGCGGAACAGGTAATGGCAACGTTGACTTAACCAATGTGTCGTCAGACATTATTCCTAGCACCAATAACAGTTATAGTTTAGGCAGTAGTGGATATCAATGGAAAGATCTTTGGGTTAGTAACAGCACAATCTATTTGAACAGTTTGCCGATCACAGCAGATGGTGCCAACCTAAAAGTCAACGGCAACACAGTACTTACAACCAGCAGCCCACTCAGCTTTAGTAACTTGAGTGTGACTGGTAATGTGAATGCAAATGCAGTTTACACCAACAACTATTTTTATGCCAATGGCGCACCTTTTCCACAAGGCAGCAATAGCCTTCCGGGCACAACCATATCACTCAAAGACAACAAGATTTCTACTACTACTCTAAATCAGAGTTTGGTATTGGCAGGTAATGGTGTAGGCAACGTACAAACCAACAGTAGTATCATGCCAGATGCTACACAAATTCGTGACATTGGATCTGCCTCTAACAAATTTAATAGTGTGTATGCTGGATACTATTATGGCAATGGTTCACAACTAACTGGCATGTCTGGACCAGTGTTCATGGCTTACAATTCGGCTAATCAAAGTTTAACCGGAGCCACTACTAATTTGATTTATGGTACTGCAACTGTTAATACAAGCTCTTATTATAACACAGTGACTGGAAGGTTCACTCCACTGGTTGCCGGATACTACCAAGTCAATGTTTGGTTTTTACCCGAACTTGTAACCGGAACGGCTAATGCTGGTTTTTATGTTGCATTATATAAAACTGGTTCACCAATTGCATTCGGGGGATCAACGGTAATAACACCTACATGGGGGACAGTTTCTGGCTCATCAATCAACACATTGGTTTACTTAAACGGATCTACTGACTACCTAAACATTGTTTCAAATAATACAATTTATTCAGGCACTTGGAGATCGGGTATAACCCAAGCAAATTATTTCCAGGCAGTATGGATCAGAGGCACATGACATGCATTTCTCATCCATTGCATCCGCGGTTTGAAAATCAAATAAGTACTAGAATAGACATTAAAAAATGGCAACATTAAATTTTCCAACCAACCCAACACTGAACCAAACTTATAGTTTTGGCGGAAAAACTTGGGTGTGGAACGGCCAAGGCTGGCAACTGTCTGCGTCTGGTGCGATCAACAATATTCCCATTGGCAACATCACACCTGCTTCGGGTGCGTTTACCACTCTGTCAGCTAACACTTTTGCTGCTAATGGCATCACAGTACTAGGCAACATCACTGGCGCAAATCTAAATGCCACTGGTAACCTCAGCGTCGCTGGCAATGTCAATTCACCACTGAATGTTAGAGCCAATGTTACTGCCACAAATTTCGTCACAGCAGGCACACTCGCCGCTGGCATAGTGAGTGCCACAGGTAACGTAACCGGCGCATACTTCATTGGTGATGGCAGTCAACTTACAAATCTTCCAGGCGTTAACTATTCAAATGCCAATGTAGCCAACTACCTGCCTACATACACAGGCAACTTACCCAACTTAACAGGTCCTGTAACAACTACAGGTAACTTAACTGGCAACAATGTTGTCGCCAGTGGATTGGTCACTGCCGCAGGCAACATCACAGGCGGTAACTTACGCACCGCAGGCAGCATTACTGCCACAGGTAACATCACAGGTGGCAATCTTGCCACAGGTAACATTATTTCGGCCAGTATCAACAGTTCAGGATTGATTTCTGCTGTAGGCAACATTACTGGTGCATACATTTTTGGTAATGGTAGTCAACTAACTGGATTGCCGGCCACCTATTCAAATGCCAATGTAGCTGCTTATTTGCCCACATATACAGGCAACTTGCCCAACTTGACAGGACCTGTAACAACTACAGGCAATCTAACTGGTGGCAACATTTTGACCAGCGGATTGATCAGTGCTGC